GTACGCTGGACCTGTTCAGCCAGTAGTTCCGCTAGTACCGCCGAGAGGATCTGATCATGACGAACATCTCCCCCGACCTGGCCCCGCAGGAAACCCTGGACGCGCTGGCCGTGCTGGCCACCTACCGGGGCGCCACCGCCGAAGCCCTGGACCCGCAGACCTGGCGGGCCGCCGTGGCGGACTCCATCCCCACCGTGTGGATCGTGCTGGCCGATGACCACGAGTCCGGCTACGGCGACATGGACAACCGGGTGGACGTCATCGGCACCTACGCATCGCTGGCCGTGGCCGTGGCCGACATCTACCGCAAGATCATCATCGGTGAGCCGATCTACAACCCCACGTTCACCCAGCGCGTGATCGCCACCACGCTGGCCCCGCTGCCCGCACCGTCGGGCTGGGACTCCACGGCCACCCCGCGCGTCACCCAAGACGGCTGCGACTACGACGGCGACGACGCCGAGTACCGCGACAGCGACCCGAGCTGATGCGCACCCTGGGCCTGCTCGCGCTCACCTTCCTGATCATGGTGCTGGTCGGTCGGATCTTCGGCCGAGACGCGCTACTCGCCATCTCGATCACCTGCAACCTGATCACCTTCGGGCTGGCCACCGCCCGTTGGTGGCGCACCGTCATCGCCCGCTCCGAAAGGAACAACCGATCATGAATGCCTCATCAGGGCGCGCGCTGGTCATCCCGGCCGCGTTCGACACCCCGGTCCGGGTCATCGACTGGCCCTACCCGCCGCACAGCGACCGGCGCACCCTGGACGTGCTGTACGCCGAGATCGGCTGCGACTGCATCGACGCCACCCCGGCCGTGTCCACCCCGATGGGCACCCTGCTCGGCTGGTCCGACGACGTGTCCCTCCTCAAAGATCAACCCGAGTACAACGATCGGGCCATCGCCCTGTTCCGGCACTTCGGCTACCAGGTGCCCGCGCTGGCCGGGAACATCGTGCTCACCGGTGGCGCCGACCCGGTGGGCGACACGCTGCCGCTACCCCCGGTGCTGATCGACTGGCTGCGCACCGCGTTCGCCCACCTCGGAACCCAAGCCGAACAGGAGCAGTCATGACCCGCAAGACCGACCCGGCCGTGTGGATCCTGTGGACCGGCGACCCCGACGGCGGACAGATGATCCACTCCATGTTCGGTTCCCGGGACGCGGCCTGTCACAAGCTGTGTGATCTGGTGCTGCGCGGGCAGGATCTGACCAGCCCCAAGATCGAACGCAGGGTCGTTTCCGACGCGTCGCCGATCAACGGCACCAACTCCGATGTGGTCGCCCGGGTCATCTCGGCCTACCGCTCGCTCGCTTCCGCGGGCAAGACCGACATGGGGCGGGCCAACCTGGGACCACTGCGCGCCGCACTGGAGGCGCTGTGCTACCCGATGGCGCTCACCGGTACCGGGCCCGACGCGGGCGCGGTCGATCTGGGCGACGACCCGGACGGGGACCTCGCCGGATACGACGGGCGGCGGTAGATCATGCCGTGGTTCACCCGAACTCGCCGAGCCCATCGGCGCCCCCGTTGGTGGCGCTTCACCTTCCACTACACCGTGTTCACCGGCTGGCCGGACCGGCTGGACCGGGTCACGTTCCGCGGCACCTCCAAGATCCACACTGTCTGGGAGCGCTGACATGGATGACGACCTGACCGAGCCCACCCATGATCAGAAGTGGGCGGCGGTCGACGGCGAGTTCACCGAACTGGAAGCACTGGCCCAGAACCTGTGCGCCGTGTGTTGGTGGCTGCACATCGAAAGCGTCGAGCAGGCGGCCGAACGCATCGCGGTCATGATCGTGGGCGGGCACAGCGTGTGCCGTGATCACATCGCGGTGGCGGCGTCCGGCGGCACCCTGCTCGACGTGCTGCGCCGCATCGCCCCGCCGCGTCGCCCCCGCCCGGCCGATCTTCCGGCCGGTGATCACGGGTGCGACTATGCCTAGGCGCAACACGATCATGATCTACGCGTACCCGACCAAGGGCGCCGACATGATCACGCTCATCGACTGCCCGGAACCGGCCGACCAGCGGGATCCCGACCTGGACCCGCGGCCCGGGGTGCGGGTGATCGTGCAGGTCGACGGTCGCCCGATCGCCACCCGGCTCACCCTGGACCCGATGGCGGTGCGTAAGTTGCGCGCGGCGTTGCAGCGCTGGGAGCAAGGCAAAGACCTGGCCGAGCCGAAGCCATGAGGCGAGCAGACAACGCCGAGCCGAGCCGATGAACCATGATTACCGTGCTGATCGGGTGGGGTCTGCTCATCGGCTACAGCCGCAAAACCCGCAAGATCCACGACGCGCAGAGCGCACGGGCTCGGCGCACCCGCGTGGAGAAGTGCGCGTGCGGATCGGGCAAGCCCGCAGTGACCTGTACTCATGGGCTGGCCGGGCGCAACGCGCGCAGCTTCGAGGCCAACGGGCGGCGCTGGTGTGCGCATTGCTCATCGCTGTGGCGCGACGGACGCTGTGTCAATGTGCGCTGCCCCAACCACTAGAGAGGATCTGATCATGAACCGCATCCTGTGGGCCGCGCTGGTCGCCGGTGTCGCACTGCTGATCATGGTGCGGATTGTGGCGACCATCGGCGCCCCGCTGTTCATCCTGCTGGCCGTGATCGCCCTGGCCGCACTGATCAAGGGGCGCAACAGCTACGTCGGACACCGGGCATCGGGCATCGACGAACTGAACTCGCCCGGCCGCGCCGTCACCGTGGACGACCGCACCTCCCGGTGGTGGGACGCCGAACAGGAGATGGAGCACACCCGGTGGCGCCGCATCCTGGGCAAGATCATCCCCTACACCGAGCTACGGATCGGCTCCCTGGACAAGGCCCGGCGGCAACAGGCGGCGCAGAAAGCCGGGCGCCCGGTGCGCCCCATCGACTGGACCGCATCCAACCGCAACGGCGGCGCCTCATTCGCCGGTGGCATGACCGCATCCGGCATGACCTACGACTGGTGCACGTGCAGCGAACAGGCCATGCCGCTGTTGGACATGCCCGACGGTACGAAACGGGTCAACCGTGGTGAGGAGACATGCCTGTGCCAGTGCTCATCGTGCGCGCCGAAGGGCCGCTACCGCGGCGAGGACGGCAAGATGCTGCCCGTGCAGCCGCAGCACTGGCGGGCCCGGGACATGGAGCACGAGGTAGCGGTGAACCTGGCCGCCGGACACACCTACGAACAGCGCGTGAGCGTGCGCATCGGGCGCCGCTGGGACGCCACGGTGGCGCTGATCGAGGGCATCCGAGCCGACCGGCGGGATGCCAAGCTGGCCAAAGAGATCGGCTGGGAAGACATCCAGGCCCGCCGGGACCGCGGCGAGGAAGTGATCACCGACACCGACGAGTGGTACTACCGCAAGAGCGCGCCCGATGACGAGGATGGGGGCGAACCTGCGTGGCGCACCGGGCGTCATGCCGACACCGACGACGAACCGACCGACCCGATCAACCCGGAACCGGGCGGACACGAGTAACGAATAACTGATCAACTTCACGAATCGAGAGGATCATCAGATGGCTGACACCGTGAAGATCGAACGCACCTGCACCTCATGCGGCGCCGTGCACGTGCTCACCGTGAGCGCGACCGGCTTTGCCGCCTGGGACATGGGCCGGGGCGCGTTCATCCAGGACGCGTTCCCCGAACTGACCGGCGGGGAACGGGAACTACTCAAGACCGGCATGTGCGGCGCCTGCTTCGATGCCCTGTTCGACGGCCTGCCCGACGAGCCGCCCCCGTCATGGCTGATCGCCCGCGCCGATCAGCAACGCGCCGAACGAGACGAACGGCGGATCAAAGGGCGGTCGGTCAAGCGGATGGGTGATACTGGTGCGACCCCGGGCACGGGACAGGACGCCAACCCGGTCGGGCCCGGGGTCACCCCGGGTCGTAGTGCGGGTGTCGGAGCTACCCCCCAAGAATGCGTGCAGCGCGCCCTGTTGGGCCTGACCGCCGAAGGGGAACCGGCCACCCGCGGACACCTGCGCGCCCCCGTCGCAGACTGGCCGCGCTGCACCACCGAGCTGCCCTCGCTCTACTCCCCGGTGTTCGAGACCGCCCCCAACATCTGCAACCGTCCGGCCACCCTGTTGATGGCCTTTACCCACGACTACGTCCGCTCGATGGCCGAGCACCGTTGCGGGGATCCGAACTGCCCGATCGGGGATGCGGGCATGGACCCGCAGATAGTCGCGCAGATGCAACGCCACCACGTGCCGCTGTGCGCCATGCATCTGCCGTGGCTGCGCGAGACCGAGGCGAACTGGGTGCGCGACGTGGGCGCGGGGATCGGGGTGTGGCGCACGTTCGATCTGGCCGTGATCGGTGTCGAGTCGGTGTCCCTGCTCGGCGGTGGCCATCCCGACGGCGCGCAGATCATCGACCTGCGCCCGATCACCGAGCCGATCGACGGGCCGGGCGCGTGATCAACTGGGGCAGGATGCGTGGGTCGAGCGGGTTCCTGCTCGGCATGATCGCCGGGGGAATCATCTGCCGCAACGGCTGGGCCGGGATCAATTGGTGGGTCATCGGCACCGGGCTCGCGTCGGGCCTCGTTTACGCGCTGGTCCGGCCGTGGTGGGAACACCGCCAGGAATGGTCAGAGATCATCTGGGGGCGGCGCCGGTGACCCGCTACGTCGAACCCAAGCCGTGTGATCCGGACCTGAATGCGCACGTGGCACCCCACCCGTGCGCCTACTGCCCGTACCGTCGCGACGTCCCGTCCGGGATCTGGGACGCGAGCGAATACGCCAAGCTGCCCGACTACGACCGCGACACCGGCGATCAGCCGTACGTGGGGTTCGGCTGCCACCGCGGCGACGGCCGGTTGTGCGCGGGCTGGCTGGGCCATCGTCGCCCGATGGACCTGTTGGCCGTGCGCATCGGCGTGATCGGCGGCACGTTGCCCGAAGCGATCACCGGCTATACCACCGACGTGCCGCTGTTTCACAGTGGCCGGGAGGCGGCCGAGCATGGCATGGCCGAGGTGGACGCGCCGGGTGATGACGCCCTCGAAGCGGCCCGGAAGATCACCCGGGTACACCGGGGGCGGCCGTGACCCGGCTGACCGAAGCGTTCCGCGGCGAGCGATGTTGGCTCATGGCGAGCACCGCGCCGCGCACCGAGGCGGACATCATCGAAGACCTGGACGGCATGCTCTCCTACTGTCGCCGGTTGCGGCTACCGCCGGTGATCATCACCGATCCGCGGGGTGTGCTCGACGACGACCCGGACGGGGAGCGGTTGTCGGTCACGCTGCACGACGCCATCGGCGAGCACCGGGTGAGCGGTCTGATGATGCCGTGGAAGGCCAAGCCGGTCCGCCGGATCCGGTGGAAGATCAGCGTGGGGTGGGGGACCTCGCTGTGGTGTCGGGGCAAGGCGTTCTCCGGGCACCCCTACAAAGCGAAGATCACTTCCCGGGAGGCGCTGTTCTACTGGCTGCCGCCGGGGGTGTTGGTCGATCCGTGCGCCGGACCCGGGGATCTGATCATCGCCGGGTACCGGGCCGGTCGGCAGGTGCTGGCGGTCACGGATCGGCCGACCGCGACGGCGGTAGCCGGGCTCGGCCAGGGAATGCTCTTCGACCCGGCCGCGGACTGATCATGATCGAAGTGATCGTACTGGCCGCGTTGCTGGCGCTGATCGGCGTGCTGGTCTGGGCTATCCGGCGGGACTACCGGCGCTTGCCTCCTGAGGTGCGCGCCCTGCTCGATCATTGGACGCATCGAGACCTCGACTGATCAACATCTCAGTTCGGCCACGGCAGAGCGTGTAAACGACCACCATGCGCCCTATGGGCGCACCGGGGTATCTCGGGGTGATCGTCGCCGTGGCTGGCGCACTCATCGCTTCGATCATCGCAGTAGTGGCGTGGATCGCCACCTTGAAACGATCTTACCGCTGCCGTTGCGGGCACCTGCGCAACGCACACGAGCACTACCGAAGGGGCTCTGATTGTGGGCTGTGTGGCTGCCCCCGGTTTCGAGCCGTAGTGAACCGTTCGGCGCGCGAGAGCCACCGGGCGACGCTGCGCTATGTGCACGGGGCAACCAAGCAACCCGTGTGAACGACCCACCTAGAGAGGATCTGTCATGCGAGACGTACTGCGACTGGTGCCGTTGATCGGCTACTACGTCGAGATCGAATGTGCTGAGGGGTCGTGGGAGGGAGTGGTGGACGCGGTGACCTTCGGCGGCGACGGGGCGCGCCTGCGGTTCAGCGATGGCTCTGTCACACACGATGTCCTCGATCCCGACGATTGGAATCTCACCGTCTACCGGCGGGTCCCGCATGCCCAGTAGATCGACGTCGAACCGGCTGATCATCCGGCTGCCGCAGTGGTGGGCCACGCTCGGCGCGATCGGCGCCGACCCGATGGTGCACGAGCCGTACGCCCGTGCCGCGCGCAAAGCCGTGCAGCTCTACGTGGACCTGGCCGTGGAGATCGAGACCACCCGGCTGGCCGTGCGCGCCTGTCATCCCCGCTTGATAGATGACGCGCACGGCTGGCCGGGAATCTGCACCGCATGCTGGGATCCCACCCGCGACGATCACCAACCGTGGCCGTGCCCGACGCTGCGCGCGGTCGGCATCGACACCGACGGGCATCATGATCGCGACCTGCGCCCGGGTGGGTACGAACCTTCCACGGACATTGACATAGTTCCGCCGGACGGTGGGTGACTCGTCTACTCTGCACCCGCGGCCTGGACCTTGCCGTTTACACGGGCCGTAGGAAGGCGTCCCGATGGCTGCACGGATGGGTGGGTTTAACCCTGGCCCCTGGGGGTCCGGCGGGTGGACCACGTTTCATGATCGCCGTTACCGACTATGGCATGTGCGGTTGGCCGACGCCCCGCTTGACGGCCGGTTGATCGACGTGTCGTGGGGCATCGTGATCTGTGACCGCGTCTCCCCGCGCGGCACGATGCACATCCTTGATCATGTACCGCAGCTCCGGGTGGCCACCTACTAACGGGAGGATCCACGATGGCCGACTACCCGAACGGTTACAGCGAGCGGTTCGATCCCTGGCCGAGCTACGGTGATCCGTCGATCGTCGATGGCACCAACGTGCGCCCGGACGTGCTGACCGACCGGTCCGCGCTGGTCGCGCTGCGGGCCTGGGTGTTGCAGGAACGCGACCATGCCTTGCGCATCACCATCGGCAACGGGGCGGCGTCGAGTCTGCGCTACGCCATCGCCATGACCGACGTGGCGGCCGTGTTGTGGGAGTGCATCGCGAAGCTACCGCCGGATGCGCGGGTCCGGATCCTGGGCGAGCGTCCCACCCCCTACCGGCGTCCGCGACCGGTGCCGCGGATGTCCAGCTACGCGCTGCCGTCCATGATCGACGCCACGGATCCGGCGCTGCCTACCCTCGATCGGGGCACGCTGCACTACTAGGCAACGGCGCGCGTCACACCCCCGATAGTTCACGGTGTACCGGGGGTATGGTAGAGTGACCCTTCCGGGGCATCGTCAGCTCCGTGAGTCGAGAGGATCTGATCATGGAACTGCGCGTCTGCGTATGCAACCCGGGATGCCCCCGCGAAACCCGGTCCACCTTCGCCCCGGGCCACGACGCGGTCTACCGCGAGCGGATGCGCAGCATGTTGCGCGTCAAGCTGCTCTCGATCGATGAGGTGCGGCACCTGACCGTGGACCTGTTGCAGATGCCCGGTCTGTTCCGTCAGATCGAAGAGAACCGGTGAGCGCGCCCACCGCGACCATCGCGCGCTGCTCGGCCGGACACACCTGGCGCGGCGAGGACACCTGCCACTGCGCCGGATGTCACCAGACGTTCGCCGATGCCGAGCTGTTCGCCGCGCACCGCCGACCCACCCGCACACGCAGCCTGTGTAAACGCCCGGGTGAGCTGGGCTTGGCGTGCGAGTCCGGCGTGTGGAAGCTACCGCCTATGCCCGTGCACGACCGGCGGGCGCGCTGGGCCGCGCTACGGGCGATTGCCGAGCACCAGGCCCGAACCGAGCTGTAACGCGAGACCCGCAGTAACCGAAGAGAGGACATCCCGATGGCGAGTCTGAAAGCACTGACCGATGACGTCGAGGTCGACGAGATCTTGCACTACCTACGGGCCTGCGACACCCAGGACCGCGCGGCCCGGCTGACCGCGGAGAACGTGCACGCGATCGTCAGCCTGCTTGATCACCTGTTCACCGCGACCGCGCTGGTCCCGGCCGTGCGCGGCGCACTGATCGACCTGTTGCGGCTGGCGCGCAGCGAGAAGCTGGCCGAGCTGCTGGTCAAGATCGATCCCGAGGGGGACATCGGTCGCCTGGCTAAGGTGGCGTGATCATGGAGGGGAACGAGCGTGGCACTGACCCGCGGCGGATCGAGCCAGATCGAACAGACCCAACCGGGGCAGCCGATCACGCCGATACAGATCAGGCGCTGCCGGTGGATCCTGCACCGTGGGCCCCGCGTGTTCGGCTCGATCAGCTACGGCTATCTGATCATCGTCGGCCCGGGGCGGCGCTACTGGAGGCCTACGCGCAAGGGCGCCTGTGGGCTGGCCCGGCAGATCCGGAACTTGACGATCGAGACGTGACGTCCCCGGCCGCGTGGGTGCACTGCTCACCGGCGCTGCTCGGCCACGGGGTGCACTGCGGATCCTGTCCGCGCCGGGCCTGCGTGTGCGCGGTGCGCGGCAGCCATGACCACTTGGTTGATCTGGCCTGGCTCGGGATGCCGGGATGGTGAAGATCATCGTGATTGGGGCGCTGATCCTGGCCGCCGGGGTGGTGGCCTACGTCGGGCTGGTCGTGCTGGCCGTGGCCGTGAGCCGTAGCCAGCGCAACGAGGACGATGCCGACTGGGGTACCGACGACCGGGGGGGCGAGCGATGAGCGCGCCGCACCCGTTCTGTCTCGTTACCGTGGTGATCACTCCGTTGGACGTGGACGGCAGGCCGGATCACCGCAGCACCGTGACCCTGTCCGGGACCGGTGGACCGATCGAGGTCGAAGCCGATCACGTCATGATCAGGTGGCGGCCGGATCGGGAGACCGGAACGCGGTTCACGATCGCCGGATCCCGGGAGTGGATATGACCGCGGCGAGCGTGTGCGCCTGCCTCGCGCTGGCGGCCCTGTCCGGGCTGATCTTCGGCATGAGCTATGCACAGGAGCATGGAGATTCTGATCTTATGCGTGTTCTGTGTGGCCTGCGGGATGGTGCTGGGCTGGGCCGCGCACGCCGCGTTCGGCCTGCGAAGCCCGGATACGTGGGACGGCACCGACAGGAGCGATCACCGTGACGATCAGTAGCGCGCAGGCCAAAGCCAACGTGGCCAAAGGCAAAGAGTGCGAGCGGATGGCGGCCCGGTTCCTGACCGTGGCCCTGCACCTGCCTGATGATCAACAGGCGATCCGGTATGTGCGGACCGGGCACAGCCGGGCCGGGGATCCGGGCGACCTGGACAACCTGGGCCAGGGGCTGGTCTGTTCGGTGAAGGACAGCGAGCGCGCCTACGTCGGGATGTGGCTGGCCGAGTTGGACGAGATGGCCGGGCCGGACACCGCGGTCCGATTCTTGATCCACAAGTGGCGCCATCATCCCATCGCCACCTGGCATGCCTACGTGCGCGCCGGGGTGTTGATCCCGCTGACCACGGTGGACCGCGACGAGGGCGGCGGCAACGGCACCGCGGGGTACCTGATCGGCGAGTGGGCGGCGCGCACCCTGGCGGCGCAGCCCCACGACCGGTTGCGCACGCCGGTCCGCTTGGACCTGGGCGCGCTGACCACCATGCTCATCCTGTCCGGGTTCGGTGGGCACACAGAGAGGCAGTGATCATGGGAGCGTGTGAGGAGATCCACGACCGGGAACGGTCGCTGATCTGGACGCTGGCCCCGAAGGTGGTGCACTTCCTACATCGGCGCGAGGGTGCCGCGGAAACCGACCCGGCGGCCGAGGTCGACTGGGGGCGGGTGCGGTTCCGGGTCAGGTTGGCGCACACGCCGATCACGATCACCCTGGCCGTTGACCCGTAGGTGATCAACGGCGTGGTGATCACGTCCACCCCGTAGAATGATTCGTGGTCGGGGGGTCACTCGGTCTCGCCTGTTGACGACATCCGGGTCCCGCTTGGCAGAGGCGCGGTCCACACACGCATCCTCACCCCCGGCTCTCATGGCCCCACCCGGGAAAGACTTAGATCCTCTCGCCCGGGTGGGGCCACCCGCATGTCCGGAGACGGATCGTTTAAACCGTCCGGCGCAGGGCAACCCAATCGTGATCGATGCGTCCTAGCCTGTGCGCACGCCGCGTGTGGCTGCGCGGCCCGACACTGACAGGCTGGACCCTCTCATGCATCGCATGTCTCGATCCGTGCTGTTCGTATCCCTGATCCTGGCCCTACTGGTGAGCGTGGTCGCGGCGTCCATGCCCGCCGACGCGGCCGTCCCGATTCGACCGATCACCCCGCTACAGGCCCGGCACCTGATCGCCGCCAACCCGTGCACCGCGTTCCGGTTCGGCGCCGCGCCGCGCTCGTTCGCCGGTCCACATCTGCCCGGTGATGCGGTCGCGGCCCGGGTGGGTCGGCACACCTGTTTTGACCGGCTCGTGGTGGACATCGAGGGCGGGCTACCGGGCTGGTCGGTCGCCTACCATGATCGGCTCATCCAGGACGCGAGCGGCCAGGTCATCCCGCTGCGCGGAACCAAGGTGCTGGAGATCATCCTCTTTACCAACGGGCACAACATCAACACCGGGCGGCCGACCCTGACCGGTCTCCCGCGGCCGAACTTCCCGGTGCTGCGGGATGCCGTCCTGGCCGCCGACTTCGAAGGTCAACTACAGCTCGGGTTGGGCACCCAGGGAACGCATCCGTTCCGGGTGTTCACGCTGCCCGGGGCCCGCGGGCACACCCTGTGGATCTTAGATGTCAAACACTGACGTGAAGCACTAGGCCGAGCGGCGCAGCGGCTTGGTTGCCCTATCGATCAACCGATCTTGGTCCGAACGCGCGAAAACCCTGCGGGCTTGGTGCTCCGCAGGGCTCTCGCGGGTTCCTAGGCCGACCCGTCACGGGGTCACTGCGAGTATATCCACACGCGCGAGAGCCCCACGGGTTGGCGTTCCCGCAGGGCTCTCGCTCGACTTCCGACCTGACGTTCGCGCGGCCCCCGACTGGTCACACTCCATACCGGTGACCAGGGTCGCGCATTCCCGACCGGTTCCGAGGGGCGGACCGGCTGGGCCCCATATGGCAACTTGCGGCGTGCCCGGAAAGACACGAACGGAGGATAGAACGGCGGCCCGTGTAAACGGGGCCAATCTGAGATGTTGATCAGACTACCGTTATCAGGGGGACGGGGTAGGCACCCCCCATCTTCGGCCTACCCCATCCCTCCCCCGCAAGGCTTACCCGTTGACCGGGTCGGAGTCGATGCTCGTGACCATGTCGTGCAGGTGGCGAGCACAACCCGGGTTCGGGCACACCGGGCGGGCCACCACGATCCACGAGCGGGCCACCCGCATCGTGTAGCCGCAACCGTCCGGCCCCGGGCACCATGCCTTGATCATGCGGGCGCGCTGCGGGGACGGGCCCACGTAGCCCCACCCACCGGCGCCGGTCGGCACCGGGACGCCATCGACGGGGACCAGCGCGGTCGAGCGCTCGACGTTCAGCGCGACGTGCGGGTAGGCGCCGAGCTGGGCCTCTGCCATGAGCATGAGTTCCATCTCGAACGATGGACCGGGCAGCATTTCGGTCGGCTTGCCTTCCAGGCCGAGCATCTGACCGAACGCGGCAAAGATCCGGTCGTGGCCGTGGTCGCAGTCGAACAGCACGTGCAGCATCTCGTGGATCATGACTCCGAGCACCGTCGAGGCGTGCGCGATCTCGGGGGAGATGAACATGTGGTTGATCTTGTCTTCGGACCGGTCGGAGCGCCACGACTGGCCGAGGATGACGGAGTTCTCACGCTTGGCGCCGTAGCCGAAGCCCACCGAGATGTGGATCCGCTCGGGCATCGTGTAGAGCGCGATGCCGGGGATCGTCCTGCCGGTTTCGGCGGCGGCCGTGTTGATCAGCTCGGCCAGCTCATCGAAGCGCGGGCGCAGGATCTGGTAGGCGGCGGTCAGCCACTCTTCGCGGGTGGCGTAGCGGGGGGCGCTGGTCGGGTTGCTCATCGTGTGCTCCGGGTATTCGGGCGCCGGGGGCGCTGCCTGTTGACGTACTCCTAGTATAGCACCCCGTTTAAACGGGCAGCGCGGGAAATAGTAGACCGATAGGGTGACGTTGACCACCGGGGCAGAGCGGCGCAGACGCGTACCGGGCGTGCGCTACGATGGGTCTACCGATGGCTGGTCGGAACGGGAGCGGTCGTGGCCCCGCGGGACGACGACGAACAGGAGTGGATCAACCACGATCCGGGGGCCGAGCTGCAAACCCTGGCGGCGGCCCGGCGTGGACGCGAAGCGCTACAGCTCCGGTTGGGCGGCGCGTCGTATCTGGAGATCGGCGAACACCTGGGCATCCCGACGCGCGAGGCCAACCGCATCGTGGCCGTAGAGATCGAGAGCCAGGTACCCACCGAACTGCGCGATGAGGTGCGCGCGCTGACCCTGGCCCGGCTGGACATCATCCTCAAGCGCAACATGATCAAGCTGGGATCTTCCGCGGCGACGCCGGATGAGCAGGAGCGCGCCGAAGACATGGTGCTCAAGATCACCGATCGGATCGTGGACATCACCGGCGCACGGGCCCCGACCAAGATCGACGTCACGACGACCGACGCCATCGATGAAGAGATCAAGATCCTGGTCGATGATCTGCTCAAGGCGGTGCCCCCGGCACCGAACGTGACCCCACCCGGGCGCACCGACGGCGAGCGGATCGACCCCGACCTGTCGCGCGGTTCCGGGCGCTGGCAGGGTCGGATGCACCGGGGCGGGGTGAACGGCCGGGAGGGCAACAGTCGCAGCCAAGACAGTCGTGACCGTCGCTACGATGACCCCAACGTGAGCTGATCATGGGTAGGCCGGTGGTTGACTGGGCGGGCGGGCACGAGCGTCTGGTGACCCGCACGTCCGCGGGCGGTGCGCCCCCGTGGGCCGACCTGGACACCGAACGCAAGGTCGCGCTGCGCAACCGGCTGGAAGCCGAAGCCGAGCGCCGGGCCACCCTGTGGCGCTGCGACCGGGTGTACTGCGACGGCGAGCCCCATCCCGCGGTGCACGACGGGGAACCGGACTACCCGGTCCGGCACGCCCGGTGGAATCAGCTACCCCCGCCGGACGCTGCGCGCTGGGTCAACGACCGGATGGGCAACCGCGCGCAGTACACCGAACCGTGGTTCGAGTGGATGATCATGGCCGGGCGCGGGTGGGGCAAGACGCGCACCGGGGCCGAGTTTGTCAAGTGGCGCAATGACCATATCGGCGCGGGGCATCGCATCGCGCTGGTCGGGCGCACCGTGCCGGACGTGCGAGACGTCATGATCGAGGGTGAGTCCGGGCTGCTGCGCTGCTACCGGCGCAGCGAGCGACCCCACTACATGCCTTCCAAGCGGCTCGTGGAGTTCGACAACGGCGGGCGCGCGTTCTGCTACTCGTCGGAGGAACCCGACCAACTGCGTGGACCGCAGCACCACACCGGGTGGGTCGATGAGCTGGCCACGTTCTACGCGCTCGATCAGGTGATCAGTAACTACCGGTTGGGCATGCGGCTGGGCAACCATCCCCGGTGCGTGATCACCACCACCCCGCAGCCGCACCCCGAGCTACGCAAGATCCTGACCGACCCCAAGACGGTGGTTACCACCGGTAACACGTATGAGAATCTGGCCAACCTGGCGCCGGTGTTCCTTGACAACGTGCTGCGCAAGTATGAGGGCACCGCACTGGCCGACCAGGAATTGATGGGCCGCTACCTGGACGAGTCCGAGGGTGCACTGTGGACCCGGCGGCTCATCGAGCGGCAGCGGGCTACGCCGGATCTGGTCGCCCCGTACGTGATCGAGATGGAGACCGCGGTAGCCATCGACCCGGCCGGGCGGAAGAAGAGCGGGAAGAAGGCGAGTGCGGAAACCGGGATCATCGTCGGCGGGCGGCTGGACGATGAAGGGTTCGTGCTCGACGACCTGTCCGGGCACTACTCCCCGGCGCAGTGGGCGCGCATCGCCATCGGGGCAGCGATCAAGTGGGGTTGCGGCTACATCGTGGCCGAGGAAAACAATGGCTGGGACATGGTCAGCTCTACCTTGCGCATGGTCATGGAGGACATGAAGCGCAACGGGGAACCGCTGCCCCGGGGGATCATGATCCGGCCGGTGTCGGCGTCCAAGGGCAAGCGCACCCGGGCCGAGCCGATCGCCACCTTGAGCGAGCGCGGGCTGTGGTGGCTGGCCGGGATGTTCACCGAACTGGAAGATCAACTGGCCACGTGGACGCCGAGTGACGATTCCCCGGACCGCCTGGACGCGATGGTCTGGGTCGCTACACACCTGTTCCTGCGACGCCGGGGTAGGGCCGACGTGGCATGAGGCGAGCACTGGCCAGGGCTGAACGGGGCCTATCGCCCGTGTAAACGGTGCGCGTAAGATCCCCGAGCTGTGGCGGCTACCTGGCGAGCCTGGCTCGGCGGCGTCGTTGCCGACCTTGCCGACACCATCTCAGCCGCCCGCAACATCCCCCCCGGTGATGGATTCTCCGTCGGCGTCCCGAGCCACGTCGGACCCGACGGGCTGCACGTCACGATGGGCATCGACGGGCTCTACCAGTGGTACTCCCAATACGGCGGGGCGAACTGGCGCAACTCCGCGGTGGCCTACCGGTGCATCATGGCCAACGCCACCAACGCGGCCAGCGTCCCGCTGGAGATGATCGACGAGCAATCGGGCGAGGCTATCCCGGATCGAGTCTGTGACCTGTGGAACCACGCCCCCAACGATTACATGTCGGCTCGCATGCTGCGCGAGATCTCCTGGCTGCGCCTGGAAACCAAGGGCCAGGCGTACGTGATGATGGACCGCGGCGAGACCGGATCAGGCGAGGTCGCCGGGCTGCACGTGCTCGACTCGTCCTGGGGTGTCGAACCGATCATCGACAACACCCGTGAAGACGGGCTGTCGGTGCTGATCGGCTACCGGATCAACTCCACGACCGGGCGATCCGGGGCGCTGCTACCGGATGAGATGCTGTGGCTTCGCTACCCGGATCCGGATGACATATGGAGCTGCCTGTCCCCGCTGCGCGCGGCCACGTTTGCCCTCGAACTGGACGACTACGCGCGCCGGTATCAGACCAGCTCACTCGCGCGGGGCGGCGCGCCCGGCGGGGTGGTCTATCTCGGCGACGTTGACGAGGAAACCCACAAGGGCATCCGTGCGCAACTGGCGGCCCGGCACGAACGACCCGAGGACGCCGGGCGCCACCTGGTGCTGTCCGGTCCGATCCCGGCACGCTACGAACGGATCACCCTGACCGCGGCCGAGGTGTCCTACCTGGACACCCGCATCCGGTCCGCGGAAGAGATCATGCTGGCGTTCGGGGTGCCGCGCGACTACCTCATGGGCGGCACCACCTACGAAAACCGGGACGCCGCGCGCACCACCCTGTGGTCAGACACCATCGTCCCGAAGCTACAGATTGTCTCCTCCGAGATCGATCTCACCACGCAACCCGACCCGCGCTACACGGCCCGTTTCAACACCGAAGACGTCGAGGCGCTACAGGAGTCCAACGATGCCCGGGTGGCGCGGCTGCGCGAACTCGTGGAAACCGACGTGCTCACCCTGGACGAGGCGCGCGAAGAGGTCGGGCAGGAACCGCTACCGAACGGCGCGGGCGCGGTGACGCTGTCGGTCTACCGGGAGCGGGCCAAGCTACAGGGCCAGATCGGCGGCATCGGCCAGAACTCCAACGGGAACGGCCGGGCGCTGCCGTTGCCACCACAACCGCTACCGCTGCCCCTAGGAGGCGATCAGTAGTGCTCGATCCGACGGCCGCGCGGCGGCACGTGTTGCACGTACCGGCTTCCACCATCCCCACCCCGCCCGAAGGGGTCATCGAAGGGGTGGCGATCCGGATGCGCGGCGGCCCGTGCGACGGGCGCACCGGCGAGTACATCGGCTCCTATCCGCAGCACATCGACGTCAATCTCGGCGCGTTCGGCGTGTGGCGCTACCTGATGACCGGCGAGTTCGAAGACGTCGAGGACTTCCGGCCCGGCACCCTGGACAAGCGCACCCGCCAGGGACGGATCTATGAGTGGAACGGCAGGGATCCCGATGGTCACAAGATCTAGCCAGACCCGACAAGATCATCCCGAGATCCCGGTCGAGCAGCGGGCCGAGACCTACCGCGCGGTAGCGCTGTCGGATCTGGACCTGCGCGAAGACGTGGGCGAGGACGAACCGCACTTCCGCGGCTGGCTGTGCCGCACCGATGTTCGCGACGCCTACGGCACCACGTTCGCGCCCGGCTGTTGGGCCGCGGGCGGGCTGGACGGCGAACCCTACGCACTGTGTTTCATGCACGATCCGTGGATGCCGGTCGGCGCGTTCACCGCCAACGACCGGAGCGAGGGCCTGTGGATCGAGGGGCGCTGGGACAACACCCGCGACGGGCGCGACGCGCGGACCAAGGCGCGCACGTCCGCGCCGGGCCTGTCTGTCGGATTCCGATCGGTGATCTTCGATGAGGAAGACCCGGAACGGATCATCGCCGCGCGGCTGGTCGAGGGCAGCCAGATCACCGCGCGGATGGCCGCGGTACCCGGCGCCAAGTTCGAAGAGGCGCGCAGTACCGATGTTGATACCGCTGCGCACCATGACCACCCGGATAGCGCATCCGGACTATCTGTGACCCGCCGCTCCCTGGTCGTGGCCCGTGCTCGCTTGCGGTCCACGCCGTTGATCACCCGCTAGCCGATGATAGATCCACATCGAGTAAAGGAAGAGATCATGCTCCCCACCGCTACGCGGTTCACGGAAGCCCAGATCAGGCGGGCACGTGCCCGCGCGTTCGGTGCCGAGCACACCCGCGACCGGACCGCGGCACCGCCGGTCGACTACACCCAGTTCACCGACCCCGAGCTACGCGCGGCCCGGGATGAGGCGATGGCCGCGCTCGACGTGGACGGCGCAACCGAGGACGACGCCACCCGCGCCGATGCGATCACCACCGAGATCGAACGCCGCAACGCCATCACCACGGCCACCAACGAACGGCGGCGGCGGCTGGCCGACCTGGAAGTCACCGAGCGCTGGCGCCCCGAAAGCGGCGCGGCCCGGCCCGGCCAGCGGCCCGACGACGATGAGGGCGGCGAGCGCGGCACCGACCAGCCGGGCGACGGGTCCCGGATCCCGAACAACTGGCGCTCGATGGTCGCCCAAGGCGCGGAAACCTGGCGCGCCGGTGGGATGCGCGGCACCGCCGAGATCTTGCACCTGCCCGAAGCGACCGACCTGCGGGCCACGGTCACCACCACCACGTACCCGAATCAGCCGCAACGGCTGCCCGGCGTGCTTTACCCGCCGACGATCCCGCTGTCGGTGGTCGATCTGCTCGACAACCAAACGGCCACCGCCGGTGTGATCGAATGGGTGGTCGAGACGGCGAGTCCGGCGATCAGCAACACCGCGGTGGAAGTCGCCGAAGGACAGCCCAAGCCGGAAGGCACGTTCACCTTCACCGTGCAGTCCAAGGCGCTGGCAACGATCGCCGTGTGGGTGCCGATCACTCGGCAGGCGGCCGAGGACAACGCACAGCTCACCGGCTACATCCAAGGCCGACTGTCCTACGCGGTAAACAAGCGGCTGAACGGCCAGTGCCTCAACGGTGACGGGGTGGCTCCCAACATCATGGGGATCCTGGGCACGGTCGGCGTGCAAACGATGAGCCTGGCCACCGCGGTCACCATGCTGGTAGCCCTGCGCAAGATGATCACCAAGGTGCAGATTGCCGGGTTCACCCCGGACGGCGCGGTACTGCACCCCACCGACTGGGAAACCATCGAGTTGGGCGTGGGCACCGACGGGCAGTTCAATTTCACCCGCGACCCGGCCAGCCTGGCCACCCCGCGCGTGTGGGGGCTGCCGGTCGTGCCCACCGTGGCCATCGCCGCGGGCACCGCACTGGTCGGCGCGTTCGCCGAAGCGGCCACCCTGTGGCGCAAGCAAGGCGTGCGGATCCTGATGTCCGACTCGCACGCGTCCAACTTCACCTCGAACATCCTGGTGATCTTGGCCGAGCTGCGGGCGCAGTTGGCGGTGTATGTGCCCCCGGCGTTCTGCAAGACGATCGCCTGACCGGGAGTTGATCAGTGCCGTACCGAGCTTCGGTGTACCGGCGTGGTGGGCGCGAGTCACGTGCCGCGACGACGCGCTATATCCAGCGGTGTCCGTGCTGCGGAGTCGAGGTCGCAGCCCAGGTCATCCCGCTGCGACCGCGCCGGTACATCGGCCCGGACGAGCTGGCCGAACAGGACCCCGGGCGTGTAAACAGTCCGGGGGACGACCCAGAGGCGGGGACCGAGGATGACCAGTCCGGCGATCGGTTACGCGAGCATCGACCAAGCGAAGGCTGCGGGTGCCGTGGGCACCGACACCGAGATCACCCAAGCCCTGCGTGACGCCAAGATCGTCATCGACCGTTACACCCGGGACCTGTTCGAACCCACCGACATGAGCACGTATGTCGACGTCGACTCCACGGGCATGGGGTATCTCGATCGGTGGGCAGCCAGCGTTACCGTCGGCACGCTGGGCACCGACGGCCGTACGTGGTGGGCAACGGGCGCACTGCCCTTCCCGACCGGTGCGGCGTTCGAGGTGCCGGGGGACTACGGCCACCGGGTGACCCCGGTGCCGGTGAGCAACGCAGCGGCACGCCTGGCCGCGCTGTACTGCCCGGCTCCGTTCACCGCGCAGGCTGACGCGGAAGGAAACCCGATCGGCCGACCCCCGGCACCCACGCAACAGGACGAGACCGACCCGGCCCCGCCGAGCCAGCGCCAAGGCGAGGCCGACTACGAACGCACCACCGGCGACCCGGTGACCGATCACTGGCTTGAGCCGTACAAGACGAACCGAGTGTTGATCTAGATGGCATTGATCACGAGTGAGGGCACGCAACCGGAAAGGATCAGGATCATGGCAACCAAGCCGACCGCCAAGGATGAGCCGAGCAGCACGGCGGAACCCACCCCGCAGCCGGTGACCACGGAGACATCGAGCACCAAGACGACCAACATCGAAGGTGACGTCAACATCGACATTGACTGGGCGAACTGGTTCGACCGCGGCCCTCGCGACAACGCCTAGATCATGACCAACGGCAACGGCGGTAACGGAGACGGCGGCATCCCGCACGTGCCCTACGAATATGCACCGGAGGCGGGCTACGACTGGCCTCCCATTCAGTGGATGCCGCCCTACGTCTATGACCACGAGATCGACTACGCGCCGTGGCTGGAAGGCGCACCGCCGGAAGTGGCGCCGAGTCCCGAACGGGGGCGGCACTAGATCATGCCTGCCTCGGTGACCTGGGAGAATGAGCGCCAGTGGCGGGATGCCATCGTGCGCGTGCTCGACGACTGGGATTCGGGTCTGCGCGCCAACGTCGGGGATCTGCTCGACATGGCCGCCGCGGAAGCGCGCAAGCGCTGCCCGGTCGACACCGGGCGCTTGCGGCGGGGCATCGAGACCGACGTCGACACCGGCGCGGCTCACTCGGAATGTGTCGGCGTGCTGTTCGACGATGTTCCGTACGCCGCGTTCGTGGAGTTCGGCACCCGCTACATGCGCGCACAGCCGTTCCTGCGCCCCGGCATGGCTATGGCCCAGGCCCGCTACGAACGCGAGATGATCAAGGGGCTGCGGTAGCGATGGGCACCCCCGTGGTCAGCAACGCCACCGTTTCCGGCGCGCTCAAGTATGTGATCGAGTCGGCCGGGCTGGGCGTGACCGTGTTCCGGGATCTGGCCCCGCCCAAGGCACCGTGCCCGCTGGTCGTGATCACCGAGGGTGTGGCGTGGAACGTGATCCCGTCCGGTGACACCGATGCTGAGGGTGAGCTACGGGTCCGCGAGCAGGCGCAGGTGGACATCTACCAGGCGTTGAAACACCCCGACGGCACCCGGGCCGAGACCATCGGGCTGGAAGATCACATCTGTTGGCTGATGCACCGGACCAGGCTGCCCAGTTGGTTGATCACCTGTTACGGCGTGCAGATCCTGACCCGCTCATCCCAGCAACCCAGCGACAACCTACGGCGCACCATCGTGACGGTGCAGATCGATCGAGTGCTGGCAAACCCAGTGCCATGAGGAGGAAGCGATGAGTTCCCCGACCCCGGTGTCCGATCAGGGCATCACCAAGGTCTACGCCGTACAGCACTGCCAGATAGCCAGTGTGCTCACCGATGCGGTAGGTGCGCTGGCCACCTACGGGGAATGGTTCGACGTGCCCGGCATCAAGAGCCTGGCCCTGACCGGCGACATGGACACCAAGCAGCTCCGCGGCGACAACCGGTTGATCGACCAGCAATCGATCATCACCGGGCTGACCGCGGCCATCGAGAACGCCAAGCTGTCGCTCATGAACCTGGCCGTCATGTTGGGCGGCACCGTGACCGACCGCACGGCGAGTATTACCGTCCCGTACACCGGGCAGGGCTGGTCGCTGCCGGGTAACGCGTTCCCGCTCTCGTTCGGGATGCGCGCGGTCAGCGCGGCGGCCGACGCACCCGGCGGCGCGGTGGCGTTCGTGCTGAGCAAGTGCTCACTATCTTCCTTCCCCGAGATCGGCGCGGCCGAAGAGGACTACCAGACGGTGTCAGCGGAGATGAACGTCAACCCGCCCACCGGGACCTCGCCGTGGGTGGACATCGTGATCATCGATGACTACGACGCGCCGGACCCGTGGGAGCCGGAAGCACCGTTCGCCTAGTCAGGAGATCAAGTCATGATCCGAAGTTTGATCATCGCGGCGGTACTGCTGGTCGTCGGATTCGCGGGCGCAGGCCTGGCGAACGCGGGGGAGGCCAAGGGACATCTACTGGTCAGTGTGGGCGCGGCCACCGCTGTGGCTACCCCACCCGGCCAGGTGCGCAAGGTCGTTGCGGCCGAGTGCCCGGTCGGAACGGTGTTCAGCATCGACGCCATCCGCGCCGCGTTCCCCGCCCCGGTCACGGTGTGCACCGGGGTAGTCGTGACCTCGCAGGTTCCGGCCGAAGTGGAACCGGTGCCCGTCTAGACCCTTCCCGATGGCACCCCATGAGGTGGCGACTATGCAAGATCGGTCCGCTCCCTCGCGTGGCCCCCGCCGCAACCCGACGCGTGGGCCGCACACATCGAAAGGATGTGCCGCATGCCCGGCACCGGGAACGGATCCGGCCAATGGATCACCGTAGGTGAGGCCAAATACGAACTGATCTACTCCATGCTCAGTCTGGAGAAGATCGAAACCCAGTTCGGCTCCGTGGTCGAGATGCAAGCCATGATCACCGACGCCGAGGGCCAGGTGAAGTTGGACCGCCCGGTCGTCAAGCTACTGATCGACATCATCCATGCCGGGCTCCTGCACGAGTTCGAGGACAACGACACCGCGCGCCGGGTACTGGCCACCGGGATCCGTCCGGCCGACCTGGACACCATCGTGACCGCGTTCACGCTGGCCTTCACCGATGCGTTCGGTGAGCTGGGCGAGCGGGTCATGGCGGGGGAAACGAGCGGGCCGGTGACAGTTCAGCCGATGGCACGGCCGAACCGGGCGGCGCGCCGGTCCGCATCCCCTTCGCCCGTTGGTACTACATCGCCACAGTTGTCCTCCAAAGATCGCAAGCGGAGTGGGAAGAAATGACCCCGCGGCAGTTGCGCGGGCTGGCCGAGCTGCACCACGAGGCGGGAGGCGACGGTTCGGCCCCGACCCCACCCCGGCAGGCGGCGTCTACACAGGGCGGTGCCGGGTGGCTCATGGCGGTGTCGCAGTCACTGGAGCGCAACCGACCCAACCGGCGTGTAAACGCTCCGGCAGGGTGATCTGAATGGCCTTGCTGCCCGATCTGGTCGGACGCATCCGGCTGGACATGTCCGAGCTGAACCGAGCCCAGAGCGAAGCCACCTCGCGCGGCGCGGCCATCGGCTCGGCCCTGGGCACCGCCGTGGGTTCGATGGCCGGTGGGTTGCTGGCGGCGGCAGGCGAGAAGGTCATGACGTTCGTGTCCGGATCGGTGGACGCGTTCGCCAAACTGGAAGACGCGACCAGCGTCACCGGCATCAAGTTCGGTGAGGCGGGCGCCTCTGTGGAACGCTTCGCCGAGACCGCCGACCGCTCGTTCGGGCTGAGCAAGCGGGCCGCGCTGGAAGCCTCGAACACCTTCGGCACCTTCGGCAAGGCGGTGGGCCTGACCGGGCAGCCGCTGGCCGACTTCTCCACCCAGATGACCGGGCTGGCCGGGGACATGGCCTCATTCGCCGGGACCACCCCGGATGAGGCGGTGACCGCGCTCGGGGCCGCGTTCCGCGGTGAGTACGACCCCATCGAGCGGTTCGGCGTGTTGATCAATAAGGAGATGGTCAACCAGAAGGCCCTCCAGATGGGCTTGGCCGCGACCAGCTCTGAGATCACCAAGGGTGATGAGATCATCGCCACCCGGGCGCTGATCATGGAGCAGACCGGGCAGGCGCAAGGCGACTTCGCGCGCACCGGTGACAGCGTGGCCAACTCGCAGAAGCGGATTGCCGCCGAGACCGAGAACGCCCAAGCCGCGCTCGGCCAGAAGCTAGCCCCCGCCTACCTGGCCGTGCTCAACGCGCTGAACCCGCTGATCGGCGGGCTGACCACGTTCGTCGGCGCGCTGGTCGACGGGGTGAGCTTCCTGTGGCAGTGGCGGGACGCCATCGGCGCCATCCTGCTCGTGATCGGCATCCTGAACGCGCAGGTCATCGCGTTTAACGTGGCGATGGCCGCCGCGCTGATCATGAACACGGTTGTCGGGGCGGCGCGCGGGCTGGCTACCGCATTCTGGGCACTGAACGCGGCCATGATCGCCAACCCGATCGGCGCGCTGATCGCAGTGCTGGCGGCGCTGGCCGCCGGGCTGGTCGTGGCCTACAACCACTCCGAGACCTTCCGCAACTTCGTTGATCAACTCTGGGCCACGCTGTCCGGCTTCCTGGGGGAGACCGGGCCCGGGTTCGTGGCGTGGGCGGCCAAGCTGGCGACGTCGTTCGGCCAGGCCATCACCGATATGAATAACTTCGGTAACGCGGTCAACGCCTGGGGTACCAAGGTCAAAAACTCGTTCGTCCAGGCGTATCAGGACGTCGAGGGGTTCGGCACGCACGTCAATAAGTCGCTGAGCGACACCGGGAATGATCTCTCCCGGTTCGGCGACACGGTCAACGCGTTGCCGCCCAAGGTCGCGGCGGCGCTCTCGCGGTTTGCGCAGATGCTGTGGGACTCCCTGGTCACCGGGTGGAACCGGGCCCGTGACGAGTCCGTGCGGGTGATCGGCGTCATCGTGGCCGATGCCCAGGCGCTGCCCGGGAAGATCATCGCCACGTTGCAGGCGCTGCCCGGTCAGATGGTCCAGATCGGCACGGACATCATGAACGGGCTGTTGCGCGGCTTGCAGTCACTGGGCCCGCAGATTGTGAGCTACCTGACCAACCTCATCCCGGAACCGGTGCGCCGGGCGCTGTCGATCTCGTCCCCGTCCGGGGTGATGAAGGATATCGGGCTCGACGTGATGCGCGGGCTGGACGCTGGACTCCAGAGTTGGATCCCGAAGATCCAGTCGACGCTCAACAGCGTGATGGACATGATCAAGAGCACCGGGCAGGCGGCCGGGTCGCTGAACATCGCGGGGCAGAACATCGGCTACCAGATAGCCAAGACCGATCAAGGAATCTCGGGCTCGGCCACCATCGGCGGGCAACAGGTGTCGGGCTCGATCAACCGCAGCGGGCAGGCCAGCGCCACCATCGGCGGGCGCACCTACAACATCGACGCTCGATCCTTCGGTACCCAGCTCAAGCCATCGGACGTGTCCGACGCCATCAAATGGGCGTCCAAGATCGGCGGATTGGTGTCCGCCTAGGAGGAAGCATGAACCCGCTACACGTGGTGCTATTGATCTTGGCGTTCCTGTTGGCGGTCGGGGCGGCGTTCCTCGCATCCCGGGCCGACCCGATCTCCCGCTACGGGGTCGTGCTCCTGGCGGCGGCGGCCGCCGTGTGGCTGTTCGATCTGGTGCTGGTCGCCGCACGGGTCTACTAGATGCGATCCACGCAGCCGGGTCAGTGGCGCTCCCTGATCTTCGGTCCGGGCACCGCCTACCCGGTGACCGAGATCGACGGCATCGACGCGCTGCCCGATATCGAGGCGGCCGACGTGGACCGCCCGCAGATCGACGGCGCGTGGACCGGCACCGACCAGGTCTCCCCCCGGGTGATCACGCTCTCGCTGGGCATCCGCGGCGACTCCCCGGCCGACCTGGAAGCCAAGCGGCGCGCCGCGCTGCTCCTGCTCGGCCCCTCGCGCAAGGCCGTGGAACGCCTGGTGCTCACCGACGGGCGGATCGTCTACGGCAAGTTGCGTCGCTCATCGATGCCCAGCGACATGGGCTATGACTGGCGGTTGGGGGACATCCACCTCCAGTTCTGGTGTCCGGACCCGCGCGTTTACACGGGCTTGCCGCAGTCGGCGGTATTGGTTGCGGGTGGGGCCCGGCTGACCGGGCGCACCTACAAACGTGGCTACACCCTGGCCAGCGGCGCACCCAACTACGTGGCGCCCAAGGGCTGGCAGTACCCGCCCGCCAGTCAGATGGTCGGGCAGGCGTCGATGGTCAACTATGGCAACGTGGGGGCGCCGGTTGACTGCCAGCTCAGCGGGCCGCTACTGAACCCGGCCATCGAGGTGGTGGGGCACACCCTGTTCCCGATCAACGTCTCGCTCGGGTCCACCGACGTCCTACTCGTGACCCGCGACTACCACGTGATCTTGAACGGGGTCGAGCGGCGCGACCTGATCGGCATCGGTGCACAGTGGCCGGTCATCCCGCCCGGCACCTGGACGATCCGGCTGTTCGCGCAGACGGGCAACGGGACCTGTTACGTCGCCACCCAGAGCGCGTACCTGTGACGGCGATGATCATATGACCGGATTCGGCGGTGGCACGTCCACCACGCTCATCGTGCGGGCCATCCAAACGAAACAGGTGCTGGCCACCGCCCCCTGGTCGAGCCTGAGCTATGAGTCGCGGATCAACGCGGCCGGACCGCTCTCGGCCACGATCCCGGTGTTCGACGGCGGGCTGGTCGACGTCATGTTGCCGGGCCGGGTGATGATCGGCGTGCTGCGCGGGTCCATCCCGATGTGGTCGGGCATCCTGTGGAAACGGGCCATGAACCCGGACGGGCTCATGGAGATCAGTTGCGACGAGATCATGTCCTACTGGGACCGGCGCCGGATCCGGCAGACCATGATCTTTACCCAGATCGATCAGGCCTCGATCCTGTCCACGCTGATCGACCTGCCGCAGCGCGACGCCTACGGGGCGCTCGGCGTGACCACCATCGGCAACGTGATCACCGGCAAGCGCCGGGACCGCACCTACTACGGGGCCGACCGCAAGTCCTACGGCGAGATGATCCGCAACCTGTGCGGGGTCATCGACGGGCCGGACATCAAGTCGAGCCCCATCTACGCCAACGGGATCTGGTCGGACCGGTTCGAGGTCGGCTACCCGCGGCTGGGCCGCAGCCTGGCGCAGAGCCACCTGACGTTCATCGTCGGCGTCAACTGCGAGATTGTGGAGTGGGAGGAAGACGGCGCGTCCTCAACCACGTTCATCGACTGCACATCGACCAACACCGCCGATGCGTCCAACCCGCTGTTTGCCTCCTATGAGGCGCGGTTCATGTACGGCGCCGGGTGGGTGCGCCTGGAAGACGCGCTCAGCTTCACCGACGTGTCCGTGCAATCCACGCTCGATGAGAAGGCCAAGGCCGAGCAGGCCGCGCGGTCCGGCATCATCCTCTCCGTCAAGATCAGGCTGCCGGACGCGGACGAGGATCCGATCATGGGCAGCTACGGGGTAGGGGATGACTGCCGGTTGATCGTGCCCCCGGGGCCCGCGTTCGTGGACGGCTACGACATTCAAGTGCGCATCGCCGCGGTCTCGGTGCAAGCCGGACAGATGGACACCGTCACCATCACGATGGCGCCTGCGTTGCTGGACGGCACCACGATCATTCCGGTGCCTTAGGAGGCCACCCCATGACCCGCGTCGCTCGATCGATCGAACTCTCGGAATGGCTGACCCGCACCGAAGAGCGACTGTCCACGGCCGAGCGTCGGTTGGCTGCCGCCGCACGTCCCGCGCAGGGCGCTACCGCGGTGATCACCGGGCCGAACCTGTTGCCCAACCCGGGCTATGAGGGCAAGCGGCTGGACGGATGGGTCCAGCCACAACAGGGTCTGTTGGTGGGCGGCCCGGAAGCGCTGGCCGGTGACTGGTCGTTCCGCATGAGCCACGTGGCCTCCACTCCCGTGGTCACCCGGGAAAAACGATCTTTCGATATCTCCCCCTACGCCTGGCGCAATTACAAGGGCGACAACACGTTCATCACCGCTACCGGCAGCGACGGCGTGGATCACGTCTGGCAAGGCCAGTTCGACGCGGTCAACGGCAACACCCGTTCGTACCTGTGGTACGACCCGGCCGCGTTCGCCGATGCGGTCGGCACCATCGCCGGTGACTGGGAATCGTTCGACCTGTTGATCTTCTGGGAACATTGGTTCTGGTCCGAGGGCGGCATCGCGGTGATGGGCGCGCACACCGTGAACACCCCGCCCGCCATCGGCGCGGTGGGACCCACCACGAACAGCTTCCCGAACTTGATCCAATACTCGTGGCCGGGCCGCTACCTCATGGGCTCGGCGTCGCTGATCGCCGTGGCCGGGATCGCCGACCGGATCCGCGACGGCACGTTCCGCGGCATCGAGCTGGGCCCCGGGCCGACCACGAATAACACCTACTACGGCTACGCCCGGCCCTACGATGCCCGGCTGCGCGCCACGTTCTGGAAGACGACCAGCATCTCCATCACCGGCCTGTCGTCGGAGGTGCGCTCGCTCGGGATGGGCGTGTCGGGTAACAACGTCAAGTGGAACGCACAGACCGTGGTCAAATCCACCGTCCCGGCGGCGGCCAAGCTGGGCGTGTGGTGGCGCAACGCGGGCGGCACCATCACCGATGTGGACGTGGCCACGGTCAACCTGGGCGCCAATGCCACCACCCCGATGGCGGGCACCACCGGGGCCGCGTTCTCCGACGTCGCCGTGGATCTCGGGGTCTACCTCAAGGTCACCGGTAGCCCCCCGTCGGACGGGTCGGGGACCACGATCCCTTGGAACTACACGGTCGATGACTGGGTCTGCCGTCAGCAGATTGCCGGATAGGAAGCTGTGATGATCAGGAGCAGGCAATGACCCTCAAGGCCCTGTATTTGCAAAGCGGCGCCTACAACGCGCTCGATGATCGGATGCTGGCCGGGATGCTGCTCGACGTCGCGGCCGACCCGCTGTCCGGGGTGGGCCGCATCGTCACCGGGCTACTCACCTCAGCCCAAGGCACCCCCAACATGACGGTGTCGGTGTCCCCGGGCCGGGCCGTCGTGCCGACCCCGGCGTCGGACGGCGGCGGCTATGCGGTGATGAACGATGCCTCGCTGAACGTCACCGTGACCCCGGTGTCGACGCTGCCCCGAGTCGATCTGATCTTGATGGCGGTCGATGATGCCGACTACTCCGGATCGATCTACGGGCCCAAGATCTACTGTCTGGCGGGCACCCCGGCCGCATCCCCGGTGGCCCCGGCCCAACCGGCGGGCACACTGCTCCTGGCCACGCTCAACCTACTGGCCAACGCCACGTCGGTGGTCAACTCCGCGATCAGCCGCAACCTGTGGAGCGTGAACGAGGCCGAGTATTACGCGAGCACTATCCAATCCATTGCCGCGAACGGGGATCGGCCGCTGGCCTTCCCGGCGGTGGGGTCGGCTACCGCACTGGTCACCAAGGGCATCGCCACCGGCGGCGCGACCGCCGACGCCAGGTTCACGATCAACCGCGACGGCGTGTGGACGATCGACGCCGGGTACCGGATCACCGGCCTGTCAGACGGCTACTCGGGGGGCATCTGGCTGGGCCTGGACGGTACCGCGGCGTTCCGGTTCTGCGGCTCCTTCACCACCCAGGCCACCTTGGCCAACCAGGCCAACCCTGGGCCGAACGGCCCCTCTATGGAATGGAGCATCTCGTGTACCCGGCGGTTCGGCACCGGTACCTCATTCAACGTCTACGGCTGGCACAACTCCCCGGCGGCCAAGAACTCTGATCCGTTGGGTCAGACCAACCACATCCGGCTTGTCTGGCTACGGCCCTAAGGAGATCGACATGGCGGCAGAGGAGTTCTACTCGGGGCAGCCGACGGGCGGTAGCGGGCCCTGGGTCGAGTGGGACGGCAGCAACGCGGATGACGTGGTCGAGTGGCTGAACATGGTGCGCCCGGAGTGGAGTAACGGCACCTTCACCTACACCATCGAGGATGATCAACTGATGCTGACCAGTGATCGGCTAGGGGCTCAACCGCCGATAGCGCCGAACACGTGGATTCAGCTCACCATGTATGGCCTCTACACGATCACTCCGGAACAGCAGGCCCCGATGTGGAAGACCAGTGATCCACTCGGCCGCCCGACGGAGATCGAATACCTGCTCGCGCCGGAAGTGGGACAACAGCCCAGCGAGTAACCCCCCTACTCTGCGTGTAAACGACGGGAGGCACCCATGCCGATGTGGAATGATCTTGATCGGGCCCTGGAAGGTTCCGGGCTGGTCGTCAAGATCGGATACAGCAACTGGAAGGGGTACGGGCACGGCACCCCCGGACCTGTCGAGGGCGTGGCCTGCCACCACACGGCCGGACCGAAGACCGGCGACACGCCGAGCCTGAACACCTGCGTATACGGGCGCAGCGACCTACCCGGGCCGCTGTGCAACCTGTACCTGTCGCGCTCCGGTGAGGTCTACCTGGTCGCCGCGGGCATCGCCTACCACGCAGGCAACACCCGCCAAGGCTGGCAGGACAATAACTCGGCGATCGGCATCGAAGCCGAAGCCACCGGCGTGGACCCGTGGCCCACCAATCAGTACAACGCCTACGCCAAGCTGTGCGCCGCACTGCGGAACTACTACCGGCTGCCGCTTGATCACGTGGTGGGGCACAAAGAGATCTGCGACCCGCCCGGCCGCAAGATCGACCCGAACTTCGATATGAACGCGTTCCGGACCGCGGTGGCCGAAGGCGGCGGCCCGGTCGCACCCGCCGCAGCGCTCGACTTCCCAGATGATGAGGAGAACCGCATGCTGTTCCTGTTCACCACCGTGATGACCAACCCGGGCAAGCCGGGCGTGCCTGCCGTGCCCGCGGTGCCCCCGGACCCGGGTGACCCGGAAGCCGACCCGCCGATCCCCCCCACCGAAGGCACCTCCGGATCCCCGGCCGTCCCGGCCGTGCCACCCAGCTACCGCTACGACCTGCGCGGACAACGCACCTGCGAGGCGGGCGGCGGCAGCAATATCGCGCAGTCAGCGTGGGTGTCCGTGTCGACGGCGTGGGGCGGGGTCAACGTCTCGATTGCCGCGCTGAACGGCAAGGGCGGCGTGACATGGCTGTTCGGCTCGGCAGGCAAGCCGTTGCGCATCGACAACAACAAACAGATCCCGTTCTCACTCCCGGCCGGGTCCCGCGCGGTCACCGTCGAGGGCACCCGCGACAACGAGGGGACCGTGATTGCCGCCGACGTCTACAACCTGCGCTAGACCGTTCGGCGCGCGGTAGTGGCACCTCGGCATCCCGCGGCGGTCTCGCTGGCCATCGCGTCGTTAGCGTCGTTCATCATGGGCGCATTAACGGTGATCACGCAGTGGGCGCAGGTGCCGATCCATCCGGCGTTTTTCCTTGTCGGCGGTG